GGATATTCATTCCAGTATTTTCCCCAACCATTCCTCCACCCATTTTTCTGGGTATCATATTACCTCTATAATCAGTTGCTCCACTTCCTTTAAAGTTTCTCCAAACTCCACCAGGTCCAAAATGCCTTAATAAGAAAGCTTCACTTCCAATTGCCTCTAATACCTCAGAACTTGCTCCAGACCTTTGACCTTGTTTGTAAGTTCTTTCTAAAGCATCTACTTCTCCACCACCCTGAAGTAATAGTGGTCTATTTACACCTGGTTTTTTGTAAGATGGGCTAGTTTTATAGTTATCCAACCATCTTTTTAGGTTATATCCAGGCATATTATATTTTCTTTCTGTCAAACTATTTCCAGGCAGTTTAGGACCCCTATTTGTAAAAGGTATAGAACTAGTATTTCTCTTTGCTTGCCTATTCAATATATTTCTTTGAGCATCTTCAATAGAATCTGATAATGAATATCCTGGAATAGAATCCCAAGCCTTTCTAGCTTCACCACCACCTTGAAGTTTAATTAATCCACCACCCTTTTTTCCATAGTACAAATATTGATCTCTTAGAGCTTTCATCAATACATCTCTCTTCTGCCTCTCTATTTCCCGTATCGTATCTTCAGGACTCATTGGTTGAACAAATCCGTATTCAACCTGTTCATAATAATCTTTTAATGTCTGGGGAAGCATTTGATTGATCATCATTTGAATTTCATCACTACTTTTTGGCTTTCCAACCATTCCACCAGTATTAAACATTTTACCCATCTTGGGTTTATTTGCACCAGGTCCGCCGTATTGTCTATTAAGTCCCAAGAAGTATCCAGGACCCATAGCATCAACTGTCTTTTTGTTTATGACAATCTCACCAGGTTGTGCAATAATTGCTTGAGTATCAGGTCCAAATCCATTTACCCTTTCACCGGTGCTCCTATCAATTCCATCATATCCAGTTCCAAAATTCATACCACTCATGGATAATTTTGGAATTACACCACCAGAAGCAAAAAAAGCACTACCAGGAATATTAGTTCCTCTGATATCTTGAATTCTATTTTGAAGTTGTTCTGTTCTTATTCTTTCAATATCTTGTGGTGATAATGGTTTTCCCTTATCTTTAGATTCCTGCACTCTTCTTTGAAGGAGAGTTTCATCTACTTTCTTTAAATTTTTCTCCGCAACAATACCACCAACCGTTCCACCTATAGCAGCAACGGTTGCTGCAGTTGCCACAGGATTTGCTGCAGCAAAAGCAGTTAGTCTAGGAATAATTTTTAGAATCTGAGGAATAAATCCTCTCAATAATTTTATGGTAGATCTAATAAATCCACCAAAAGGAGTTAGGAATAAACCAGCAGCAAATGCAAGTGCAGGCCACCAATCCTTTAAAAATCTACCAAGAACTTCTATTTTCTTCTTGTTTTTTGGATCACCCAACCATTCCATTAATTGAGTGAATGCTCTACCAAGTAGAGTAAAGAATATAAATCTCCAAATACGATCTATAATACTTTGAAAAGGTGCTATAAATTTTTTAGCTGCACTTGATACCGCAGAAACACCTTTCCTAAATCCTTCTAAACCTTCTTCTCTTTTAGTTCTCTTTTCAGACTCTTTATCCTTTCTACTTTCTTCGTTATTTTTTTTATTAAACTTTAAAATCAATGATAAAGTTTTTGCAATAGATTGTAAAGGTTTTAGTATCCCACTCAAATTATTGGGAGAATCTGGTCGAGATATAGATGCTGGTGGAAGTGCTAAAGTTTTCTTAGACTTAGAAGGTCTTAAAAACTTAGTTGTTGCTACTTTATCTGCAGTTATCTTTTCTTTTCTTGGTTTAAATCTTCCTTTCTTTCCTCTTACTCTTTTTCTCTCATTTGCGAGGAGTGCAAGTTCCTCTTGGGGTATTTTATCTTTACTAACTATGATTGCTTCCTTAAGAAGAGTCAAATAAGTATCATAATCAAGGTCAAAAACATCCTCAAGACCCAGTAGTCTCAGAATTCTTTCATCAATTTGTTCTGATACTGGGTTCATCTTATCCTGTCTTTTGTTTGAGTTCTTCTTCTTCTAAATGATCCTTAAGGAGAGAAACATAAATGTCTCTTTCCCAAGGAATCATATTTTCAATCTCTGTTAATGAATATTTATGATACTGCATTAACGCAAAATTAAGTTTGAAGTAGTTCTCAAGATCCATATGGGACATCCCTATGCGAAAAAACTTGAGAGACCCTCCAACGTTACTTCACTCTCAACTTCAGTGTTTGGATTTGTGACCTTAATAGTATGAGATAGTTTAGGCATAGTCTCAAAGAACTTTTCAATCTCTTTAAACTGAGATGAGTTCATTTGATCCAGGAAATCTGTGAGTTCCTTTTTAGTTACGTCACTAGTCACCCACACTTCTTCTTCAGTGTAGATTTTATCAATACAAGATGCAATCAAATCGAAAGACTGATCCATTGTATTATCAGCAGTAAAATCAAAGTTACTCTTAATAAATTGATCCAGTGATGGATACTTCATTTCCATCATAATAGAATCATCGAGCTTGATTTTGTTATTGTGTTCTGGGTTCTTTTGAACCTGAATTGAATCAACATCAATCTTCACAGGAACTGCAGTTTCCTCATCATCAGGGCAGATAATATTGACTTCAATCTCTTCTCCAACTGACTTACCACGAATATTGAGGAAAAGATATTCAATATCAAATGTAGGAAGTGCTTCTACTTTAATTCCTTTTGTCTCAATACAGTTTTTGATAACTGTTTTGATTGCACTCGTAATCTGTTTCGTATCTTCAGATTCTAGTGCAAGAACTAAAAGTTTTTCTTCTCTTACAAGGAATGGTCTGTATTTGATTGTTTGTCCAGTTGAAGGCAACTCAAGTTCATAAGTTGGCGTAGAAATCTTTGGTAAAGGCATAATGTCCTATAGAAGTTTCAGTATGATTATTTATTAGAATAGTTCAAGATCACCTGTAACTGGTGGAACATCACCACCGCTTCCAGGATTGACATCACCCGGATTAGTTCCTAGGGTTCTTCTATTACTCAGAGGATTTTGATTTAAATTGGGAAGTTGTGGTTGGTTCGGATCAATGCGAGGTTGTGGATTTTCTGGGAATCCAACATCAGGTATTCCTGCAGGTGTTACTTGACCTGGCTCACCTTCAATAAAGTTACTTTGTCTCCTCAAAAGATACCTGGTGTATGTAAAGGAAACAGTGCATTTTAAAAGTTCTGAAGAATCATAAGAAACTGGCATAGATGTTATGCTAATTGGATATGCTTTCAAAAACTTATACTCCAAGTAGTCACCTTTAAAATCTCTTTCGAATTTGTTTATGTAGATTGCTTGAGATCTATATCCAGTTTCGCCATCCGGAAAGTTTACTCTGTAAAAGTAATTGTTATCTTCTGCAGTTGGAGTTTCATTAACTGCATATCTTATCCACTCTTCAAAAAATAAAATTAAGTTGTAACTTCCACTTTGTCTTCCGTAGTCAACATAAAAAGTAAAGTCTGCTCTATCATCATACTGCTTTCTATATGCAAATCTTTCCGTAACACCAGTAAAATCATCATTAACTTCATTTGTGGCTAATGATGAACCAGGAAGAGATGCTTCGGAACATAGTAAAGAAATCAATTCTGCATCATAATATTGCTTAACCTTTTCAGGTGGATTAAACCAACACTGAAAGTTTGATGTTAAAGAAGGACGAAGTAGTTTCTCCTTAACCTCAGACAATTTAACTGGTCTCGGTTTTGGGGCACCAGAAGAGTTTCCAGTAGGAGTTCTTCCGTTGCCATTTTCTACTTGTCTGTCACCAGACTGATTTCCAGTAGGAATTTGAGGAGTTCCTGGAGGAGTTCCAGATGGTATAACTGGCAATTGAGTCACTGGACCACCTGATGGAGTTCCTCTGGGATCTTGTATAGGAGTGGAAACTACCTCCATAAGAACTGCTACCTATAAATACTTCTACCGATATATTATGTATAATGGCAGAAAGCATTAAAAGTCGTTATAAACCTGAGTATCCAAAGAAATATAAAGGTGATCCTAACAACATTATCTGTCGTAGTAGCTGGGAGAGAAAATTTTGTCGTTGGTGTGATCTGAATGAAAATATTTTAGAATGGGGATCAGAAGAATTCTTTATTCCTTATTTTGATCCAACCACTAGCAGAGTTAGAAGATACTTCCCAGACTTTATTATCAAAGTCCGTGAACAATCTGGTGATGTAAAAAAGTATGTGATAGAAATCAAACCAAAAAGACAAACGATGCCTCCAGTTCAAACAAGTAAAAAGAGAACTAGAACATTCATTAACGAAGTAAAAACTTACGCTGTTAATGAGGCAAAGTGGAAGGCAGCAAAAGAATGGTGTGCAGATAGAATGCTTGAGTTTCGTATTATCACAGAAAACGAACTAGGTATAGGTTAATGGCACAGGGTTTTGGGGTGGATGTTCAGAGACAATCACCAAGAGTATCTCAACTAAAAAGAAAATTAGATGGATCTGAAGATGCTGATCTGATTATGATGAGTATTATGGAAGTTTTCAAAGATATTGAGTACGTTCCAGACCCAGGAAACTATTATACTTTTATATACATACCCAAAACTCCAGATATACAATATGATGAACACCCATTAGTTGCAGTAACTGAAGTTCAAAGATGGGGATTTAAAGGATTCAACTATCATTGGGGACAAATGAGGAACTACACCTGGCAAGAAGTTGCAGGAGCACTCCATTACATAAGGCAAAATGAGATTGAATATCTTCGTTCATTACCTTATGGCAAAATGAGGACTAAATAGATAAAAAAGTCTATAATGGCTGAATCTAAACCATATACTTTACCTAATACTCAGGGAAGATATGTTACAGTATCTGTTACTAATCTAGGTGGGGAAGTTTATCGTTTAAATGACGATGGAACTAGAACGATTTATGCTGATTATTTTGTAGAAAATGGCAATACTATTTTAGAATCTTCTACATTTTCTTCAGAAGAGTTTCAAAGAAACCTAGCGCAGAATTCTCAAGGATATAATAGAACGATCGGTGGTTCAATTCTTGATGCTAACAAACAAACTAATTCTCAGCCAGATCCAAATCAACCAAATGTACCTGGTGGATCTACTCCTGCCAATCCAAACCAAGAAATAACAGAAGAAACTGAAAATAAAACTTTAATATACCCAGAAGATTTAGCATCCAGTGGACAAGATAGAATTAAATTCCTAGCATTAATATATTCTTCAACTTTGGATGGAAGATTGCCTGGACTTTTTGAGGGTGGGTTTGCATTAAATAGACCCAAATTTACTCCAGTCGAAGAGGGTCCCGTATTTTTGCCAATACAATCATCTATTACAGATCAAAATTCTGTGGGCTGGGAGCCTGATACAATGAACCCTATTGAGGTAAGAGCAGCTACATTATCATCCAGTATAATGAAAAATCCTCTAAATGAAAATATTACAAAGGCAGTTGGAGATAATCTTTTAAATGCTCTTAAAGAATTAAAAAAACAAGACGAAGCAGTAAGAGCTTACTTAGTCGGACAAGCAATCGGAGTAAATAATCTACAATCGAGATTATTAGGACAAGTTCTTAATCCAAACTTGGAACTCCTCTTTCAAGGTCCACAATTAAGACCATTTACATTTACATTTAAACTATCACCAAGAAGTTCGAGTGAAGCAAAAATAGTAAAAAGAATAATAAATTACTTTAAAAGAAATATGGCAGCTCAGGTCGCAGAAAATGGTTTATTCTTAA